GAGTCTTATCAAATGCAACTACACTAGACTCGATGTGGCCTACAAGTTCAGTAGCAGTTATCTTGTCTGCTGTTTTACCTAAGTTAGTACTTCCAGCAGTTAAGACATTACCAATGTTATCTCCTTCCCTCTTAATCACCTCCTTAGTAGCAAGAGGTAACTTATCCAGCATACCTCTAAAGCCATCAAAGGGTATATTAGTTACATGCCACATCCACCTGTTGACTGAGAGCAGTTCCTCACCGAAAGTTTTGAACCCAAGTCCAGCAAGATTAGGCCCGAGTTTAGTACCTCCTTTAACTAACAAGTTACCTGGCACACTAAGTCCCCAACCAGGCCACCAGGTTAGTGGGTCAGCTATTGCACTATATGTCATCTTACCAATAGTATTAAGTGCACCATTGTCATATAAGGTGTAATCCTGGTACATAGAGCCAAGAGCATGCCAAGGGTCTATGCCTTGAGATTTGTACTGCTCAAATAGAGTATCAACTTGTGGAGTATGTTGAAAGAGTCTTTGGCCTATATATACTCCCAAGCCAGCTATAGGGTCTGCAAAATTACTACCTATAGTCTTCTGGATGAAGTCTGCAACTTCCTGCATAGGTCTAGCAGCAGCAAACTGCAACTGTTGCCACAGAGACACATCAGGCATCTTCCACTCTGCCAAACCTTTCATTACAGCATCCACACTTGCTGCCTGCTCTCTGGCTGATGCAAAGTAAGGCTCAAGTTGAGTCTCAAAGATAGCTAGTTCAGCCTTGTAGTCATCTGGTATTCCCATAGTCTTAGCTAAGTCTAGATAATCTTGTGCAGCAGCCTCATCAGGAGCCACTGCAGTAGCACCACCTGTTGTTAGTGACTTGATAATCTCCTGTACTGTTATCACATGGGGTAGTTGAGGAGTAATCCTAATCACTTGGGGAGTAGTTAGAAACTCAGTCAGCTTCTGCTCCTCTAAAGTTGCCGCAGGCGCAAGAGTAAGTCTTGTTATAGCTGATTCTATCTCATTCTGGTCGGCAGCAGTAATGTGGTAGTCTTGAGGGTTCATCTGGCTAATCCTCAAATAGTCGTCAAAAGTTTTAACTTTATCTGTTTTTACCATTGATTCTATAATACCATAGAAAGCGCTCATAAACGCTGACCGTTTCCAGTTATTTGCAATAATAGTTGGGTCAGTGATAGGTGCCTCATAGATGTTCTTTGGAGCAACTCCAGCAGGAGTTTTGCCTACAAGTCCTGCCATAGTTCTTTGTAATAATTCAAACTGAGACACAATACCATGTATCTGTGAAGGAAACCATCCCATGCTAGGCTCTGCCTGAGTGCCAGTCTTCATAGAGTTGAGTCCTACAGCATACTGCCAACGGTAGTTCTCCATCTGCCACTTCTGTTGTTGGGCAGCAAAAGTACCATAACCTTTGGGAGGGTTGTCGAATATACTCATCATACCTTGAGAAGATGCTGCAGGGAAACTACTGATAGGTATGACACTACCTATCTTCTTTGGTACATTTGACCACCAGTTCTCAGGCCACGATTCAGGCTTAGTCCAGTCTATGATTGGTGTCTTTGTTGGTAATGGCATATTATTCTTCCTCCACTGTCATATCTAATGACTCGCTAAGTCTAGTCACTGTATTCCAGTCTCCCCTGTCTATAGCAGCCTGTAAGTCACTTATTGCACCTAAAGAAATCTTTACACTCTTATCCTGCCGCTTATCAAACACTAAGTCAGTCTTGTTAACCATATAGTTAGGGTCTAATGTATCTACCCAAGATATGTCCTCACCCTGCCTCATTAAGTGAAACAACCCTGCAGTCATCATTTCCTGCCCTATTGTATCAGAGCGATTCTTCTTCTTACTATTACATCTATGGCAGCAACAAACCAGATTAGATGGTATAGTAGGACCACCCCAAGAGACTGGGACTACATGGTCTATCTCAATAGCCAGACCGTTACAGTAAGTGCATAGTCCACCATCCCTAATAAATAGCTCCTTAGACAACTTAGGGTCAATACTCCTGCTAGTCCTACCGTTAATTGAATTAAGTTTCACAATCCAACCCCCACAGATTTAATTGTAGCGTACCACGACTGCAATTTGGCAGTTTTTGCACCAGATTCAACCACCAGCCCACAAGTGCACCCACAACACCAGCCACACCAGCCACAATGACAACCAGCCCCATTGTGGAAGCTATCCGTTTTGAAGCCGACATTAAATCACACCACCCTGCTGAGTTTGAGTAGGTTGCTGTGCCTGTTCCTGCTGTGGAGGAGTAAGTGTACTCTCCACCATGTCTGCTGCCTTAGTGAACAGTGCAGCACCAACAGCATCCTTGTACTGCTCTAGTATATCAGCCTGACTCCTGAGTGCTTGGATGAGTGCTATCTGTGCATAGACAGGATTAGCCTCAGCATCCTCAGCCCTGACTTGTGCAATATCATTGATTGGATTCTTAACCTCAGGGAATACCTCATCGTAGACTCTGAGTATTGGCAGTCGGAAGTTGGGGTTGAGCATCCTGGCCACAGTTGCTCTATTAGCCATGTCGCCAGGTACTCTGACTTCATACTCAGCAGTAATCTTGTAGTTGTCAGGTATCTCCTTAGGCCAACTAAACTGGTATGGAGAGTGGTTGTTGTCTTTCATCTGTTGCACCCAGAAGTTGTCTATGTCAGTTAGACAGTTAATTATTCCTTCGTGGTATGCACTAGCCATCATTGCAGTGAGGCTGGATACTTGAGACATCATAAAGCTAGTCATCTGCTGTGCTACAGCACCAAACATAGCAGCAGAAGGGCCGCCTCTGTCCTTCATAGCTTCCATGTCGAGTAGTGCACCCCTAAGCTCCAGTGGAATAACTGGAGGAGTTACATACTCTACAGAGTCTTCTGGACTGCCTCTCCAAATGACTCCTCGCTTAGTCATATCTTCTTTTTTAATTATAGGACTAGTACTCCTGCTCTGCTCAAATATCTTTGGTTGAGCAGTGTCTCTGAGAATTTGCATCTGGAAAGTCCACCACTTGTTCCAGTAGCGGTAGATTTTGGAGTTAGTAGCAATAGAGGGTTGACCAATCTCAGCAGGCCAGTCGTCACTCATGTAGCCAGTGTCAGGTAGACCACCAGTAGGAGAGATAAAGATAGGTATGCGTCTCATCCTTGACTCGAGTGTAGGAGGCTTGGCTAGAGTAGTTCCTATTACTACTGCATTGTAGACATTCCAGCCACCATCTGTGCGGGGAGTATCCAGCCACCAGTAGTCAAACAACTTTTGAGTACCTCTCACATCTACCTTCCAACTGTTTCTAATCAGCATCCTCTTGGCTGAACTCTCAGATAGAGTGTCTATGTGAGCACACTCTACTAAATCATCGTCAAAGTAAGGGAAGACAGTAGAAGGATTCCATATCTCAGCCATACATCTACTACCATCAGGTGTGATAGTTGAGAATACACTGTACCAGCCAGTTGCAATCAGCAGTCCTATCAGGTCACGCATGAAACTCTGCTTGCCCCTCCTCCTGTACCCCTCAAAGATGTCATTCCAGGCAGTAGTGAAGAATCCCTCAACCTGAGTACTTGCTACCATGATAGTCTTGTCAAGTTCCTCAGCTTTGATTCTGTGAGGTATCTTCTGATTGAGCATGTGGACTACTAAGTTGTAGGCTGACCTAGGGTCGTTGCCAACAAAAGATTCTAAGTTTTCTTGGGCAAACTCATCTTCCATCTGTATCTGTTTGTAGTACAGCTTGAGTTGCACATCACGCTTCTCCCATATTTTCTTTAATTTCCCAGACTTCACAATAACATCGTTTGCAGTCATATTAGCCATCTAAGTCCTCCTACTTTATCCCTCGCCTTCTACGCTCTTTGCGGTTCATTGGAACTTCCTTAACTACCTCTCCATGTTTGCCTATAAATCTAACTATCTTTGTATGCGAGGGTGTAAACTTTGTCATTTGTTCTGGTATTTTACTTTATCCTTCCCCAGTCATCTCCCCAACCGTAAGTACCAACTGCTCCTCTAACCACTGACATAGATGTGCGACAGACAACAGCAATGGCGCAACTGTCGTGGTAGTCGTCAGAGCCAATACTTACTGCTCTATCTCTGCCTCTACTGTCTACCATCCATCTGATGTTCCTGAATTGACTAACCAGCCTGATGTCGTGAGCAGTTATCTTACTCATGTATCTGCCCAACTCAGTTATCATAAAAGGCTTAGTGGATGTGTTAGTCTGCCAGCCAATAAGTTTACCAACTTTGCCAGTCACAGGGTCATGTCTGTAGTATAGATTGCCATACTTTGCCACATGACTAGTGAATCCTAACGCATCCTCATTAGCAATCATGGCACCATTATACCACTTAGCCAGCACTATTGACTTCTCAGCCATCTCATCCTGAGCATAGAAGCCTGACATAGTAGCACAGTGGATTGCTTCCTTGAGTTCATCAGCCTCAAATATGAACTTCCACACAGTTGCTACTGACTCACTCTGCTTGCCCTCACCAGGGTCTATGGCTACTAAGTAAGATACACTAGGTTCAGGTGTATACCAGATGTCAGCAAATAAGTTGTGGACTGGCGCAGGATAGCACTTTCTTGCCATGTCACTAATCAGTTGGGCATCATAGACCATATCTCCAGCAGACAAGAAACAACTGACATCATCCTCTGGATACTCTTGTCCAAAAAGTAGCCTTGACTCTCCACTCCTCCTAACACTGGACATCTCTGCCTGCTTGTATCTCCTCCACCTAATCTTGTCATATATCTCATCCTCAGTGAACTCATACTGCTGCCAGACTTTGAGCAGATTCTGCTCCTCAGTAGATAGAGTAGTAATGTTCTCATCACCTGGCAGTACAAATGGAGAGTCTGCTGCCATAGAGTACTCAGGATGCTTCCACCAGGAGTAGAAGTGGGCAGTATAGACTGACTTACCTACCTCCTTACCCTCCTTTGCTGCCATATACATTTCATGGAACTCATTGTCCTCACCATTAGGAGTCGAGCACACTCTTACCTTAGTGTTGGGCAGTAGTGGAACACGCTGTAGTGCACTAGCTACAAACTTCTCTGCTTCACCAGAAGGCCAGAAGGCATACTCATCAGCCAGTAAGTCATGTATAGCCTCACCACGACCATAGTCAAAACTCCTGGCAGAGGCAATGTAGAAGCTACTATACCCCTCTATCCTGCCATTCCTCCTAAACTCAAATACCTTCTCATAAGTGCTTTTGTGTTGAAGAGTTGGCAGTCCAGGCACAGTGTTGTTGAGTATGTTGTAGAACCCCTGAGCCTTGCGGAGTAGTCTACCAGTGATGAACTCATCATAACTGATAATGATTGACACTGTACCAGGAACAGTAATACAATCAAGTAGGTAGTCACAGATGAATAGACTGCTTGCCCCTACCTGAGCAGGCTTGACATATATGTCTCTACTGCTGCTACTACTAAGCATATCTCTCTGAATAGGATTGAGCACAAAGGGCACTAGCTGGCGCTCCTTGTTCTCAATCTTGACCAGAGTCTCGATTAGGAGAGTTCTGTCAGACAGTAGTAGTTGGATTGCCTCTTGCTGGTTCAAGTGTGTCTCCTAACCCTATAGGTTTATTCTCAGGGAAGATGGTTTCAGGTACAAAGTGGATGTAGACAAACTCAGGGAACAACTCCACAATGCTGTTCAGTACATCTAGTCTAAGTGACTCACCACTGTACTGTATAATAACTTCTGGCTGTGCCGCCTCAGGGTGAGTTATCTTACACTTTCTCTTCTGCTTCTTGAATATGCGCTCGATTGCTAACTGCTGAGTGTCTATAGACCAGCCCATAAGTCCTCCTAGACTGCTACTCCATTGAACTTAGATATGGCCGCTACTGCAACTCCATTAACCTTAGCTATTGCTGCTGCTGAGACTCCGTTCACTTTGGCGATGTTAGCCCAACCGCCAGCAGGTATAATAGGTGTCTTGGCAGGTCGGACTGGTATATGTAGCGGTGGTCTCCAGATAGGCATTTATGCCTCCTAACAAACTTCTTCAAATACGACTGTGCTAGTCCAGCCTAGCAGAGTAGCAGGGTCAGCCAAAAATCTAACCACGAAGGCTATTGCTCCCGCAACGACAGGTCTTTCCTCTGGAGTTGGTATCCAGAGGTACCCGTTCAGAGCATTAAAAGCGAAATTATGGAAATCCAAATAGGTTGGTGTTGCGTCTGCCGAGCCAGTGATTCCGCACTTGCCAGCAGCTAGTGTACCTGCTACGCCAGCAATAGTTGAAGCTGCTCCCCCAGATAGCAGAGGATTGGGCGTAACTGTGGCTACAGTCAAGTTCCCACCCGTTCTCCACGATAACGCCCCTCTTACCATCGCTGATGTTGCGTTCTCATCTTGCCCAATCTCTACTCTGTATATCTTGATTAGAGACCCAGCAGCATGAGGAGTGGCTACAGGATAAATGCCCTGTAGGACATTGACTGCCGTTACCATTGTTGCGTGTGGTGCTACGATTGAGTACATTCTTCCCATGTTAAACCTCCTTTTAATGTGCTAAGATATGAGGGTAATACGAACCCTTTGGGAACCTACCAAAATATACCCTGTCATCCCATTCAATAGAAAGAACCGCAGTAGCTGCGAAGCTGTTAGATATAGTTGAACTAAATCCAGTGTGAAGATAGATTTTGCCTAAGCCGTATTCACCACTCAATAAATTACTTGCGTCCCAGGTCAGGCCATAGCACTCAGTTGATGGACTAGAGAATGAGTTAGAGATGGTTGAACTAAAACCAGTGTGGAGATAGAATTTGTTGCTACCTCTGTCACCACTTAATACATTTTTACCATCCCAAGAGAGGGAATTCAAATTAGTTGATGGACTAGAGAATGAGTTAGAGATGGTAGAGCTGAAGCCAGTGTGAAGATAGATTTTGCTGGAATAAAAGTCACCACTCGAAACATTAGTACCGTCCCAAGAGAGGGAATTCAAAC